GTAAGTTCCAAAATACTCTGTATATGGTGAAAGATATCGTTTTTCAAACATTTTATCCGCGACTTTCTTTTTTAAAAAAGAATAGTTAAATAAAAAATTAGCAAATTTTTTATCAATAATATTTTTTATTATTTGATATTTATTTTTTTTAAAGCTCATTTCTTATATTAGTTAGATATTGTTTGTGTGTTATAATATTATTAGCTTGTATGTTAAAATCACTTATATAATTTTTAACATCATCATTTAATAATTCATATTGTTTCTTAATTTTTTGTTTATTAATTAAATTTAAACCTTGCATAATGTGTATATAATTTTTGTCCCAAAATAATTGATATTTACAACCATTATTAAAATCTTCTTGTATTGGTAATCTGTTTTTAAATAAATCTAATTTATATTTTAATGTGTCAGGTATGACTTGTGTTTTCCAAAACTCTTCTTTTCTTTTTGTTATATAATGTAAACAAATAAAATCTCTGATATTAAGCATAATTTTTTCTACTAAATTATTTACATGATTAATAATTTTGTCATCATAATTAATTAAATAATGAGATAATAAATAAGATTGTTGGATTGAAGTCCCTATTGATGTCGCCTCTAAAGGTTCTACAAAATTTGCACTTAAACCCACAGCAAAACAATTTTTAATCCACACTTTATCTAAATACCCAGACTCAAAGTTAATCTGTTTTCTTACATCAATTTTGTGTTTTAAATATTTTTCTACTTCTTTTTTAGCTTGGTCTGAATTAATTAAATCACTATCAAATATATAGCCATTACCGTGTCTACCCCAAACAGGAATATTAAATAACCAACCAGATTTCATGGCTTTGGCAGTGGTGTAAATATTGTAATTATTTGTATCTTTAGTTTGAAAAACTATAGCTGATTTAACTTTTAAATATTTATTAAGTTTTACCCATCTATGTTTAAATTTAGAAATTAATATTCTTCTGAAACCAGTACAATCAATGTAAAAATCTGATTTATATTTAACTGTGCCTTTTATGTAATTAATTCCATTTTTATTAATTTTAACTTCTTTTATTTTATCGTTTATAATTTTAACATTTCTTTCTTTACATTTTTTTATTAAATATTCATTTAATTTATATGTATCAAAATGAAACTGATTTGTTGGTCTTGGTTCATTAGCAACTACTTTATTTTTTAAAAATAAAGGAAATACAAAATCATTAGCTTTTTTATTGTTAGCTATCTTTTTTAAATAAAATATATTTTCTTGACCCAGTTTATTAATCCCACCATAAACACTGTGTAAAAAATTATTATCAGACCAGTCTTTAAACATTATACCAGATTTTAATGTGCAATTACATTCTCTGATTAATTCAAAATAATCTAAATCGCACCAACCCATAAAATCAATCCAATGTTCAGTGCTGCCCTCTCCTACACCTATGATCCCTATTTCATCAGATTTTATAATTTGTATATTAATATGATTTCTAAATTTTTTTTCTAATATTAAAGCAGAAATTAATCCAGCAGTACCACCACCTACTATAGTTATATTTTTTACTTTCATATATTTTTTGGATAAGCCCTACAATTCCAGTGAATAAATCTAAAAGGTTCTACTCCCTCATCAACTGTATATAAATGAGGCATGTAAGATGGAAAAAACATCATTCTACCAGATTTTACAACGTATTCAATTTGCGGAATCCCATAAACTAATTCTTTCGTTGGTTTTATAGGTAAAGAATTCATATTAGCTCCAGGCTTTGGGTCTTGAAAAACAGGCTTAGAAGTTTTATCACTTGCCTTTAAAAAATAAAAACCAGACATGTGTCCATTCCAATGTGTGTGTAATGTGTGGTGTCCTCCTCCAGATTTAGCAAATTCTTGAACCCAAATTTCATCTAAATTAACTTTATAATTAGTTAAATCAAAACCCATCTCATCTAATAAGTTATGACAAGTTGCAACAATATAGTTGTTAAACTTTTCTAATTTAGGATCATTAGCTATTAAACCAGAGTGATAAACTAAACCGTGATCATTTTTTGTATTATAAAATTTATTCTTATCTTTTAATTTTTGTTTAAAATTTTTTTTAGCTTGATTAATATGAGGATCACATATCTTATTTATTTCTTTTAATTTATCTGGAAAATCACATATCCAAAGTGGTGTTGAAAATATATCTTCTCTGTTTAAAATTTTAGGAAACATTATCTAAAGTCTTTACCACCGAACCAAATGACTAAACTATATCTTGTTCCTTTTAAAACAGGTTTTACTCTATGCCACATAAAAGAAGGAAAAAAACAAATAGAACCCTTATTACCAAATTCTTCATTTGTTAATATGTCTGGTGTAGTATCTGGCGAACTTTCTATACAAAATTCTAAATCTCCACCAGTGTAGTCTTTCCTGTCTGATAAACAAAGTGTCATTGATAATTTCCTATTTCTATCCCTATCATACTTTTTTAAATCTTCTTTGTCAAATCTATCTGTGTGCCAACCATAAAATTCATTAGAATTGTATATTGTAAACTGACAAGGTTCTGCATTATCTATTTCATAATTCCAACCTGCATTTTTATTAGCGAGTTTTAAATAAGGTTGTATTTCTCTATAAATCCAAGTTTCATCAAGCCATATGATATTTGAGTTTCTTACTGAGCTTAATGTGGGGTTATCCGTTTTTAATGATTTTGTTCGACCTACTCTTTTTCTTTTTGATTTTGCAAATTTAATTATATCATCACAAAATTTTAAAGATAAAGATTTATTCCAATACCAGAAAGGGTGTTGCACACGCATAAAAAATTATTAAAATGACGCGCTCCCACTTACTGTAAATGTTAAAAGTGTACAACAACCAGTGGTTGTTATAGTGTTGTCTCCAGGTGTAATAGACATACCTGCTGGTTTGCAGGCTGTTGGAAATCTTAAAATAACTACTCCAGTAGCTCCTGCTGGAGCTCCGTTTCCTCCTCCACCACCGGCTTGATTAGCAGTAGGAAGATCTGAACCATTTCCTCCATCTCCTCCGTCACCTCTACCCCCTGTGCCGGCACCGCCTGATGGGTGTGCACTTGCTCCACCACCACAGCCATAATTTACACTTGAACCTGTTATTGAAATTTGTTTTCCGTTTCCACCATTTGCAGATGTAGCCGCTGCACACGCTCCACCTCCGCCTCCTCCGACAAAACATGGAGATTGAGATGGTGCACCATTATTACCAAAACTTCCTCCGCTACCGCCTGCTTGAACAGGAAAGGCATGATTACAACCAGCACCGCCACCTGAACCACAAGAAGATGGTGCACCTGGATTTCTACGACCGCCACCACCGCCGCCTCCTCCCATTGGGATAGCGACTGGTTTACAATTAAACATAGAACTAGTTCCACCAGTGCTTCCTGTGCCATCAAAACTTCCTGCTTTTGCACCACCTGCAGCTATTGTTACAGCTATTGGTCCACAATCTGTATTTAAAGTTATTGCTGAACATGGAGTTGAAAAAGATGTTCTCACGCCTCCAGCGCCTCCACCTCCCGGTCCGTGTGCGTGCGAGCCGCCACCACCGCCTCCGGCTATTAGATAATCGAAAGCAATGCAAATTGGTCCACCAGCACCACCTGAACCAAAACCTAATATTTGATAACCAAAAGATTTTCTTTTTGATGATTGTGAATTATTTGATGATTTACCAGTTCCACCAAGTTTTAATAAATCGTTTAATTTATCATCTCTCATTTTTAAACCTATTACGCATCGTTAGCAGCGTCTGTAGTAAAGAATAATTTAATTCCAAGTAATCTTGCATCAGCGTCTAGGGAGTCGTCTGATACATCTCTAGTTACTTGAAAGAAAACATATTCATCTGTACCAGGTGAGCCTGCAATAGTTACTGCTCCACTTTCTGCTGTAACGTCTAAATCATTTGATGTGCCGCTATGTGCTTTTGCTGTAGGTGCAACCGCTGTTCCAAAAGCAGTATTTAAATCACCACTATCTGCTAAAGCAACACCTGCTAAATCCCAAGACACAGTTCCTGTATCTGTTGAAGTGGCTGTGAAGAATGCTTGAAAAGTTACTGTGCCCTCATTCCAAGATTTAGGGAAAGCAACTGCAAATTGTGCACTCTCATCAGAGCTTTTGTCAAAATCTAAAACTTTTAATTCTGGTCCGTTTCCTAATTCTACTTGTGCAGCCTCTGCACCATTTGTAGTATTTGGATACATAGCCACTGCTGGAATCCATATAGTTTCCTTTCCAGCAACTTTTACTGCAGCTCCACCAGCTTGAACAACACCATTTCCATTAGGTGCAAGATTAATATTTCCATCTGCTCCATCTGTTATTGTAATTGTTCCAGAGTTAGTTCCTGAATTAGTGTCTAATATTAAATTGTGAGCACCACTAGATGTAATTGTTGCATCTCCTGAACCTGTACCAACTACGGTTTCTCCAGTTCCTTTTGGAGCTATGTTAATGTTTACGTTAGAGTCACTGCTCCCTGTTGCTGAAATAGTTGGAGCGCTTCCGTTAGCTGCGTTTGCTATCGTTAACTCGTTAGTTGCTGAACCTGTAGCTGTTAATTTAAATAACTCATTACCATTAGTATCTAAAATAGATGTACCAATTTTTGGTGAAGTTAAAGTTTTATTTGTTAAAGTTTGTGTTCCTGTAAGTGTTACATCACCCATTCCAATGTCAATTATGTCTGGGTTAGTACCATCGTTTGCAGAAGCAAATACAATTTTAACACTTGCAGGTGCAACCGCAACAGAACTTCCAGATCCTGAAACATATTTAAATGTTACATCTTGCGATCCACTTGTAGAATTTTTTAAGAAGTAAAAAGTTTGAACATCAATCGGTATAGTAACGTTTCTTCCAGCACTTAATGACCCTGTAAATTCGATCATTCTGTGTGCAAGAGTTGCTCCTGTTCCACCATCAGTTACTGAAAGATCTGTATCTCCAGAATCAGAAACGGCTTGTTGTGTAAAACCACCAGCTATTTGTTCTACTAGCTGTAAATTAGTATTTGTTTTTGTTCCCCATGTACCGGCGTTTTCACCAGTTGCTTGAAGTTCTATACCTAAAGGACTAAATGTTGATGCCATGTTATTTTTCTCCTATGCGACGTCACTATAAGTTATATTAGTACCCGTGTCAACATCTTGATATGCTTGTATTCCAAACCCTGTGGATACACCAAATCCAGCGACAGAGGTAGTTATTTCTTGACCTGTTAATCCAACAGTCATACCTGCAGGAGTTATGCTTCCTACTGAAAAAGTAGCAGATATACCGGATAATCCTACAGCCATATCATCAACGGTTACTGACCCAACAGATACTGTTGAAGAAAGTCCAGTTGGGAAAATAAGTTCTGTGTTATCTATTGTAAGATCTCCAACACCAGATGTAGCAGAAACTCCTGTAATACCCACTACGTCTGCTGGAGCTATTGTACCAACAGCACTTGTTATACTTTGTCCTCCTAATCCAACAGACATTTCTGTAGGAGCTATTGTTCCAACAGATAACGTAGCTGATTGTCCTGTTAATACTCCTGTAAAATCTATTATTGGAGTTGGAGATCCAACGCTAGCAGTTGCTGATTGTCCTGTTAATCCTACAACATCTGCAGGATTTAAAGTAAACATACCCCAACTGTTTTCTCCAAACGTTCCATTACTCCAACCGTTCGGACCTAAATTAGATGTAATTGCATCAGGAGCAGTTAACTCTACTACTAATCCAGATTCACCCCAGTTTTCAACGCCCCAACCATCTTGGCCCCAACCAACTGCTATTTGTGCATCAACAGTAACATCTCCAACAGATAAAGTTGCTGCTTGTCCTGTTAATGTAACAACAGGATTATTACTTTCACTCCAAGGCTCTTGGCCCCAACCAGATCTACCCCAACCTTGATTAGCTCCTGATATAACGTCTCCAAGAGATACTGTTGCAGATAAACCTGTTACTTGTACTACTTCGTCAGTAGCTTGTCCCCATGATCCACCTGTATTCCATGCATCAACACCCCAACCACTTGTAAGTGCTTCAGTCGTTCCCCAACGACCTGTGCCCCAGGTTGTTCCTGATTGATTCCAAGTGTTTGCCATAAGGAGGACCTCCTTATGCTAATCGGATGATCGCGTTAGTTGCGTCTGCTGTTGGAAATTGAATTGTAAATGTACCAGACGATACAGTTTTATCTCCACCAAAAGCTATAACTGCAACAGCTTTATTAGATTGTGATGAGTTATAAATTAAAGCACCGTTTGCTGTGAAAGATGCTGATGTAAAACTTACATCTGAAAAATCACAAACAGCTGTTGTACTGTCTGTTGTAGGAGTTACGCTCGTAAGACTTGCTCCACCTGATGTGTACGCAGTTCCAGATGAGTTTGTAATTTCGTTAGTTGTTGAAAAAGCAGTTGTCCCTGCACCTAAAGTTGCAGAACTTGTGTATAAAGCTATTTTGAAAGTGTTTCCAGTAGTAGCTGTAAAATTGTGTGTACCAACTAAAAGTTCTTGTTTAAAACTTGTACAAATTGCCGATGTTATTGCCATAATTTAATCTCCTACGGGTTTGCTGAGGTTACTGGTATACGAACAGCGCCATTAGTGTAGTCGTCTCTTCGTCTTCTTCCAACTTGCTCATTAGCAAACTTCTGTACCTCTTGTTTATACTTATTTTCATATAGTGTCAACATATCAATTGGGCCTTTTAAAAATCCATAAGCCTCTGATAAACAACAATATAGCAAGCCATTTGGAAAATTAAGACTGATATAGTTAGTATCGTTATTTTCTAAAAGAACAGGCATTATATTAAAATGCACTCTAAATTTATAAGCTTGATCAGGCGTAGGAGCCAAAGCTATACGTCCTGAAGTAGTGTCTGACTCTCCTGTTGCACCACCATACATAGCATAATATTTAGGTTTACCTCTTTTTGCAGTTTCTGTAGATGGAACATATTGTTGTAAATATGTATAATCTTTTTTTTCTAAATAATCATTGGCCCCTGTAATATCAGTTGTCGAATCGTAAACTTGTATGCTTCTTATAAACAAACATCCTGCTGGGGCATTTACTTGATCTTGTCCTACTACGAAAGATCCGGTTTGTTGTTTCCTATCTGCATCAATAGGAACATCTCTCATTATTCTATATTGTGCGTTTAAAATTATATTTTCTAAAACACTATCTGACAAAACATTAGAGTCTGTTTCAGTATAACTTCTAATTTGTGTTTTTAATCCTGATGCACTTAATCCAGCCATTAGTTAGACTCCTCTTTACATTTACATTCTTTAATACCAAATAATTTACAAATTAAATTTTTAATTTTTTTA